AAATTACGTCACTGGGGTTATTACGATCACTGCAGGGGCAGGAGAAACCCTTGTAGGAACGATCGGATATTATCCCGGATTGCCAGTGATGGGCATACGCACGAGAGAATTACAGAATAGCGCTAATGATGAGACAATATTTTTCGATCAGGTCTATGCTTATATTTACAACGCTTCTACTAGTTCTTTCATGGAATGGATACCTGGGACCACGTGGAATGCGCACGGGGGAAATGTTGCTGCTACGGATTTTTTTTGGTCGACGAATTACTGGATTGGCGCTCCTCTTATATCTATAGATTCAGTGCCGCCCGCTTATAAAACTGCATTTACGACAACGAATAAATTATTTTGGGTGACAAATAATACCGGTCAGTTTGGCCAAAATGCCGATCCACCAAGAATAACAGATGGTGTAACATGGATGGATTTCTATCATGATACTAGCCCAACAATCAACTCCCCTTGGGCACAGATAGACGCAACGAATTGGCTTGTTAATTGGTTGGCAATGCTTCCCTATCGTGGCAGAATGGTGACATTCAATACATGGGAGGGGACAAGTGCTGCTAGCGCTCAGAATTTTTCTAATAGAATACGGTGGGATACTATTGGTAACCCTTTTATTCCTTATTATGCTGGTACGCCTGCCACAGGATCTTGGAGAGATGACATTCGTGGACAGGGAGGATTTCTTGATATTCCTACGAGCGAAGATATCATTTCTATTGGTTTTGTTCGTGATAATCTTATTATTTATTGCGAGCGCTCTACTTGGCAGCTGCGGTATACTGGGCGCACTATTGCACCTTTTAATATAGAGAGAGTAAATAGCGAACTTGGTGTAGAAAGTACATTTTCAGCAGTTCAATTTGACACATCATTAGTGGGGATTGGCGATAAAGGCGTTGTCGAATGCGATAGCTATAAATCCGAAAGAATAGATATCAAGATCCCTGATTTTGTCTTTCAATTTAATTCTTTGAATAATGGAGTTGCACGTATTCAAGGAATTAGGGATTTTACTAATAGGCTGGCTTATTGGACAATTCCATTAGTGCAGTTTTATCCTAACATCGGTAATACAAATTGGATCTTTCCTACCGCTAGATTAGTCTATAACTACGAAAATGATTCATGGGCAATATTCAATGATTCACTAACTACTTTAGGTAATTTTCAATTACAGAATAGCCCTAATTGGATTCAAATAAAAATACCTTGGATTGAATATGAGAAGACATGGCTTGATGATGATGCGGAAGATAACTTAATTGTTGGAGGAAATCAGCAAGGTTTTATTGAGATTTTGGATCAACTTACTGTCAATGATATCAGCTTATATATTTCGAATATTGTGAATAATGGAACTGGAATTGCTCAGATTACGTCTCCAAATCACAATATGCAATCAGGGTTTGTCATCGGCATTAGTCAAATTCCTGTAGGAACACCATTCTCCAATTTGAATGGGGGTATTTATGGAATCAATGTATTAGATAATAATAACTTCACTCTCCTGACTTATAATATTGATTCAGATGATTTTGATGTTCCGGTCGTTGGATCGCCGACAGGAACTTATTTGGGAATAGGATATATTAATATTCGAGAGAATTTCTATATTACAAGTAAAAAATTCAATTTCTTGGATGAAGGCCAAAGCATACAGATTGGTTATTTGGATATCTTAATGGTTGCTGTAAATAATGGTGCTTTGTCTCTGAAAATGTATATCGATTATGATGATGAGACCCCATCAAACACTCTTTATAATAATACTGTTATAGGATCTCAGCCCATCGTTCCGGATACATTTTTCAATTCTATTATTCCTACTTATCCATCTGACTTGGCTGTAGCGCAGCAAGGAACGAAGTTTTGGCAGAGAGTTTATTGCCCAACGAGAGCGAATTTCTTTACGATTGAATACACATTCTCAAACTCTCAAATGGCATCAACACAACAACAACTAGAAATACAAATAGACGCACAGATTTTATGGATACGTAGAGCAGGGAGGCTCACGCAGTGTTAATATATCAAATATTCTACACAAATACATAATAAAGGAAGATTCTTAAATGGCAGTAAGAGAGCAAAGGCATCAGGAAAAATAACGGAAGATCAGGTTATAGAAATAAGAGAGTTATATAAACAAGGAAGTTCGCAAAAGGAGCTTCAAGAAAAATTTAAACTGAGTCAGTCTCAAGTGTCCGGAATCGTTACTTATAGATTTTGGAAACATGTTACTTGAATAGTTAAGGGAGATTAACATGCCTACATATCAGCCAGGAATACCAACGGGTTTTATCCCACTGAATCAAGACTACTTGAGTCTTCAAGGGAACTTCACTTCTTTGAACGATCAATTTGAAGTGGATCACGTCCCATTAAACAGCATTTCAGGAACTCCGCCGAATGGTTATCATGAATCTATTCATTTGGTTCCTCAGTCAGACACGACTTCCAATCCACCCAATAATTATCCTCCCAATGGTTATGTTGCCACACCAGGATATGGACAACTTTTTGACGTGACAGATATTGATGGAACAAGTGGCACAACTCCAGATACACAGCTTTATTTTCTCTCCGGTGGCGGAGCGCTTACAGCGTTAACACGTAATTTTCAACCTGTATCTCTAACAAATGGCTATACATTTTTGCCGGGAGGATTAATTTTCCAATGGGGAATAACAGCGCCAAGCACAGCGAGTCAAACAATAACTTTTGCAACTTCAGGAAACATTAATTTCCCAAAGAATATATTTAATATTCAGGTTACAGCAAATAAAGCCGCAACAGCTACAAATGTAACAACAAATGTTTATGTTAACTTATCATCGGTAACATTAGATGGATTTCAGATATTAAACGCTAATAATGGAACTCTGGGCTATTACTGGCAAGCACTGGGAAATTGAAATGGACACTAGAGACAGCCAGATATTTGACAGCTACCTACCCGTCTATAATGTTGTACCCGAAAAATGGGAGGACGCGCGGCCTTTGCTTGTAGAAATCCTGAAAAAAATATCAGATGCGGTAAATATCCGTGAGATTGGTTGGTTTCTAGATGAGGAACTATTAACCGGCAAATCTTTCGTCCCTGGAATCAACTCAGTAAATGGTCAGACATCGCAGACATTCCGGCAGATATTGAGAAAAGTGATTATCTTCCCTGGTTTGACTATAGGATTGAATACGCAACCTCATGGTCTTACAGTGGATTACAATTTCACTTTGATCGCAATGTTTGGAGGAGCATCAGATGCAATCGCGCTCACAGGGGAACCATTACCTAATGGTGTAGATGTGATTAGTTATGATGCTACGAATGTTTATGTTACGGTTGCTGCTGCATATACAAGAGCCAGCGTGACAATGGAATACATACAAGAATTATAGGAGTTTAACATGGTAAAACTTAGTTTAGGATGGCTGGGATTAGCTCCCAAAAAGTGGAATAAAGGGGTTAATGATTTCTTGACAGGTACGGATGAAATTAGAGAAAACGTATCTACATTACGTCCAGAGCAGGAACAGGGATTTCAAAACCTCCAAAATGCTTCGAATGGACGCGGAGCCGGTGGAGCAGCAGGTGAAGTAGCAGACTATTATCGAAATAACCTAAGCGATAATCCTGCGGATCAACAAGCCTTCGCAGCACCACAAATGAGACAATACAACGAAGAGATTGTTCCTGGAATCTCAGAACAGTTCGCTGGTATGGGTGCAGGTGGATTATCTAGTTCTGGATTTCGTAATGCTCAAGTTCAAGGAGGAGTAGACCTTTCCGAGAGATTGGGAGCTATTAGGGCAGGATTAAGGCAAAATTCAGCTCAGGGATTACAAAATATAACTCAGCAAGCTTTGCAGCCATACAGCCAAAACATGGTCACAGAACCAGGTACAGAAGGTTTTTTTTCTCAAGCTGCGCCAGTAGTAGCAAATGCAGCACTGGCTTATGCAGGAATGCCTCCAGTAGCCGGCGGATTGAAAGCAATTCCAGGACAACCAGGGGCACCAGGAACTAAAACAATAGGTGGACAATCCAGTTGGACTGGGCAGAGAGGCCAACCTGGTCAATTAGGATTGCAAGGGCCACAGGGGATGAGATCCAGCCCACAAATTAGATAAGGAGATTTAACATGGCACAGAGAATAAAACAGGGTAATATTTTTGGCAGGATTGGCACCGGCATTGGTAGAGGTCTCGCTGAACAGGCACCTAAAGAGATTGAGCATTATAGGCTGCGAACCGGCCTACAGTCACTAGCCGATAAAGCAGATCAAGGCAATCTATCGCCTGCTCAATTTCTAGCTCAAGCAGCCGGCACATATGGCATAACGCCTCAGATGATTCAATCTTTCGGAGAACTTGCAAAGCAGCAAAATAAATCAAATGCTTATAGGAATGCCGCGGGCGGTCAAACTAACGACATGAGATCATCTCCCGATCTAAGAAGGCAACAGGAACAGCAATTATTAGATCAAGAAACAAATGATCAGCAATCAGGACA